AACATTAAAAGTCACCTCTAAGCTGGTAGTTTTGCACCTCAAAAATAGTTTCTTTTAAGCCGGTGCTGTAGGTGATTTCAATCTCGCCCTCATAATATCCGGCAGAAAGATCATCTAAGTCAGTATCGCTAAACGAGAATATAGCAATGCCGTTAGCAAAGTTAGTGCCTATATCGGCAGCGTTCAACGTAGCTATCAAAGCTGTTGCGCCTTTCTTCCTAAATCTCATTCGAGCAGAGCCGCCAGAGAAGTCTACAGCCGCGCCAGTATCAAACCTAGTAATAGTGGCTTTGATTTGTGGGGCGCTATCGCCTTGTACTAAAGTATATGTTTGCATTAATCTTACTCCGGCTTAATAGGCCATATTATATCACTTAAAGAGGTGACGTCTGCATAGGTTTCTGGTATGTCTCTCAGTGCCTGCCTGTAGGTTGTCCACTCTGCTTTCTTTGTAGTACTTAAAGGGCTGTCTGGGAACTGCGTCCAATCTGAATTAAAAAGAATAACACCTCTTTTTTCTCGCATTGCATCGCTTAACTTTTGAGAGTCGGTAACCCAACCTTCATTATGTCCTTGCCAAACTGAAAGATGGCTTGGTCTTTGCTTTCTGGTGTGCCATGAATCATTATGCCAGTACCAAAGCTCAAGAGCTTGGTGAGTATCGGTATTAAAAGGAATTATCCTTGCCGTTACTTCACCATAAAATTTGCCATCGGTGTATAAAGAATCGTCAGACGGGCAAACTATAGTCTGAATTTCTCCATTATCTTTAACCATTGCTACTTTAATCATCCAATATCACCTATCATTTCTGTTCTATAACCTGACCAAACATAGTCATAAATTGAACCACCGTTTGGCCCATCGCTGTAATAGCCTTTAATATCTAACCCAAAGCTGTTACTAGGATAATCAAATAAAGCGTGCCTGTAGTAATCTATAGAGCCTCTTTCACTGCCTCCAAGGCTATATTGCCTAGCCCTATACAGTTCAAAACTAGAAAGAAATGTATACATACCTAATACGTTTTTTCCTGAAGGTGGAGTGTACCAAATACCATCACCACTATTTGATGCGGTAATATTGTAGTTTCTTGTTGCCGCGACCCTGTAAGTAGGAAGCTCAGAACTAAAACTTAAATCACCATTTGATTTATACACGTTAAGGCCGTAACCAGAAGTTGGGGGTGTAAAGCCAGATCCGTCAGCCCTTTCTACTATTGCATAATCAGAAGCTAAATTAAATGTGGGAAAAGTGGTATTAACCGAAGCCCCCATATAAGCCCTTCTAATCCTAGAGCCACCGCTTGGCGTGTAATCAAACATATAGCCCCTCATCACATAAACACTAGAAGAGTTTGGGTTGCTAGGTCGCACAACAAAAAAGATATCTTCTGGGTAGCTGTTAGGAATTGTTACATATTGGCCATAACCGCTTGACGTAGTACCTGTTGCTAATATCTGAAACGAAACGGTATCTTCATCTATTTGTATAAAATCACTTTCATTAATTGCTTTAAATCCGTAAGCCATAATATTAAGTCCTAAAAACTATAACTTTCCAAAACTGGCTAAGAGTGAAGGGGTCTTCGCTACTTCTTGATATAGTAAAGCCCCCGCTAGTAGCAGTAAGGCTTATATAAAGGCTAATAGGTAACACATCAATAGACCAAGTTTCGTCAGTAATATCAAAGCCTGTAATTCCCGTAACTGTGGCAGACTGACCAGCCGCGGTGAACACTCCCTGATGAACTGAGTTTACTTTTACTTGCCTGTCTGTAGTATCAAGCCTAATGTTTGTGCCTGTACTATCCCAAATTTTTAAACCATAAGCCATTAAACTAGATTCCCTAATTTAACCCTTAATACGCTGCCTTCGTATATCTCAATAGTGTCATTCGTAAGAACCATTCTTGATCCAGAAGCTGCCGATTGCAGATTAAAGCTGCTTTGCGTAGTTCCTGAAATATTTACTTGACTAACATCAATAGTACCTGTTTTTAACAGACCGCCGTTTATAGTGGTTATCTCAGTGCTAGAAGCATTTTCAAGCTCGCTGTTTAGGTTGGTAAACGTCACCAGACCGTCAAACTGAACGCTATTAAATGGAGTGTTAAACGTTCTTGTCTGAGTTCCATTAAATGTTGCTTCAGTTACATGCCAGTAAGTAGCCCAGTATTTAGCATCACCACCTGTGTTTGTCGGTGGAGTAGTAGACCAGTTAGCCGTTAAGCCTCCAAATGATCCTGTTACAAAGTTGTAAGACGTTGCGCTTGGAGAAGCAGGCGCGCTTGCTTGTGAAACAGAATAATAAAGATAACCATCTGCATTTCGTGGGCCAGCCGCGCCATCACTTCCGTCTGTGCCGTCTGTGCCGTCTGTTCCGTTTGTTCCGTCTGTGCCGTTTGAGGCAAGAAGCTGCGGGGCAGACCAATCACTTGTTCCAGTTACTGAATCTGTAGAACTTGTCGATGCAGCTATTGCGTTACAAACATATAAATTGTCAGTTCCTGCGGGGAGAGTTCCAGTAAAGCTATTGCCCAAATCATTATTATTAAACGTAGCAGTGCTAAACGTCCAAGTTCTTGTTGTGCTTGGTTTGTCTGTTACGGTAGAGGCAGATCTTTTGTAAGCGTAAACAACAGCCGTATTAAATCCATCAGTTCCGTCTGTACCGTCTGTACCGTCTGTACCGTCAGAACCTACACTTCCTAGAATATTAGGTGCAGACCAATCAGATGCAGCAACAGAATCAGTTGCACCTGAGGATGAAGCAACAGCAGCGCAAATGTAAAGGTCATCTGACCCTGAAGGAACTGAAGCAGTCCAGCTATTTCCTAAATCATTGTTGTTAAATGTTGCCGTAGCAAATGTCCACGTTCTTTCCGTTGTCGGCTTGTCTGTAGATACTAAAGCTGATGCTGAACGCTTGTATGCATAAACAGGTGCAGTATTTATGCCATCAGAACCATTATCTCCATCAATTCCGTTGCTGCCGTTTTGAACAAACAAGATTGGAGAAGTCCAGCTTAAAGTAGAATCTGTACCTGTAGCTCCTGCTATTTGAGCTTGAGTTGTTGATGCATAGATTGGATCAGTTCCTGTAGGAATAGATGCAGACCAACTTGAGGGGGCAGTAATTGTATTGCTTGTAAAGTTGTAAGAGCCTCCAGAAGGAGCCGACGGCGGTAAAGCCGATCTTTGATAAACAGGAAATACAAACGTACTTAATCCGTTTGTCCCGTCAGTTCCATCAGTTCCATCAGTGCCATCAGTGCCGTCTGTACCATCATTACCATTTTCTGCAATTATTACAGGTGTAGACCAAGTTCCTGCCGTAACAGTGCCGGTATCTCCTGATACGGAAAACTGGAATGTGGCTTGATAAATTGGATCAGTTCCAGACGGAACGGCAGTATACCAATCAGTAGGAGCGGTTAACGTGTTTGTGCCAAAGTTAAACGTACCACCTGTAGGCGCTAAAAGCGTAGTTGCAGACCTTCTAAATATTGGAGCCGTAAACGTAGAAGTGCCGTCAGAACCGTTAATAGCTGCGGCGTTAGTAGTTGCCGTTACTTCGGCAGTAAACGCTGACTTATTTCCGCTGTAATCAACAGATTTAAACTTGTAAAAGAATGCAGTCGCATCAGCAAGACCGCCATTTAAAAACTCTGCTTTAGCTGACCATCCTCCACCAACCGTAGCAACCAAGGCAAACGTGCCGGCACTTGATGTTGCCCTGTAAACTTCAACATTAGAAAAATCTTTATCCGCTGGGTTAGTCCATTCAAGGCTAATTGACTTATAGCCAGCGGTTGCTGATGGGCTACCAACTACAGCGGGGGCGGTAGTATCACCAACTGCTGTTACGTTAGCCGTTACAAATGCGCTCTTGACCCCTAGCTCATTTATTGCCCTCACTCTAGTGTAATAAGTTGCAGCGCCAATTGTAGGGCTGATAGTGAACTGCGTACCTTCTACATCAAAAGAGTTCCAATCAGAATTGTTTGTTGACCACTGATAATCATACTTAATAACAAAAGCATCTGCGCTTGCCGTCCAAGTTGATACGATCTGTGGTGCAATAGTTCCGTCTAAGTTTGTGGCTGTAGATGCTGTGCCAGCAAAAGAAGTAGGAGCGGCAACAGTCCTACCGTCATACAAAGAAAGTTCACCACCTGCAAGATAATCTAACTCGTCAGAAGATTCCCAATCATATAAAGCAGCTGCCGTTTCGATAGCTTGAACATTTACTATGATTTCACCAGATCCGTCAAGGGATAGCTCATATCCTATTACCTGAAATACTTTCTGGTCCCAGCCCATCTTGACATTGCTTACCATTACATTATCGCCAGCCTTAAATTTCAAAGCCGTTAAATTGCAGGGGATAGTAATGGTTGTTTGTTGTCTTGATTGCAATAATGCAAGTTTAGCTATTCTTTGCGCTCTTATATTATTGGTCGTAAACGGCAATGCCATATCTAGGTAAATAGGGTCGCCATCTTCTGCGCTAAATGTAGAGCTTATTTGAGCCGGATAATCTGCTGTGTTGTAGTTGTCTTCTTCACTTCTAAATACGCCCTTAACACCGTTGTATAAACCTCTGCGCGACTGCTTAGTTTGCACCTCTAAACTGCCAACCATTATAGACTCATCAACGGTCACAG